ATCTGAAGAAAAAAGAAGGTATATATTTTCTTTAGATGATAAAGGAGAAATAGATTTAGAAGACCTAACTCTTGGTGAACAATATGAAAGTGAAGAAGCATTAGCACAAGCCCTTGGTATATCTTTTGAAGATATGATATCTATGCCAGGAGATTTAAAACCTGGAGATGCTGGTTATTTAACCAAGCAAGCTAAATTAGAAGAAGAAAAAACAACCACAGAAGGGCAAATTTCTTTTGAAAATGCTCAAAAAGAGTTAAATGCTAAAAAAGAAGAAATTAAATTGTTAGAATCAGATAGAAAATTTGCAAAAAATAAAGAAGATCTTGATGAACTAAATTTAAAAATAAAAGATGCAAAAAAAGATAGAGAAGAATTAACAAAAAAACGAAATGAATTAAGATTAGCACAATTAGAGTTTAGGAAACTAAGACCAAGCCCAAGATTATTTTAAGGATTTTAAGTGGCACAGTATGATTTTAATTTATCTTTTCTTGATGACAAATCCCAACCTGAATCATTAGGGGAGAAATTTAGCAAGGTTCTTCCTGGTCAATATGTATGGAGCTTGTTTCCTGAAGATAAAATTCCCAATGTATTAAAACAAGCATATAATCATAGTATAGAAGGTCTTGCTCACAAGGCTTTAACAGGTAACAATTTTTATGACTTAGGTGGATATACTCCTGGTATATTAGCTGATATAGGCTCTACAGTTCTATCATTTATAGCAAGTCCAATAGATTTTTTAACACTAGGATTAGGTGGGGCTGCTGCTAAAGCTGTTGCCAAACCATTATTATCAAAGACAACAAATGCTTTAATAAAAGGTGGTATGCCAAAGGCTAGAGCTGTAAGAAATGCTGAGTTAGGTTTTGAACAAGCTCTCTCAAAAGCATTGCCAAACGCATTAAAAAATGAACTTAAAACAGGTTCAGTTTCAGCACAAGTTTTAAAAGAAGTAGATCGTATTGGTACTGTTGGCAGTTTAGGCTCTATTGGTTTCTATTCTGGACTGCAAAGTGCATTGGTGCAACAAGCAGATGAAGGTAAGATAAGTGCAGTAAAAACCTTAACTGATGCTTCAAAAGCAGGGTTGACATTATATGGTGGTATGGTGGGTGGTAAAGCTCTAGCAACTGCTATGGAAAAAGGTAAGTTTGGAAAACCCATATCAGATTTACTTAAAGAAGATACTTTTCAATCAAAACTTACCAGGCTTTCTGCAACAAAAGGAATAGAGGTTGCAAGTTTTGGAACAGCTCCTGCTGTTTTTGAAACAATAGAAGGCAACCCAAGATTTCCACATCCTGCTGAGTATGCTCAAGCAATGGGTGTTGTTGGTGGTTTGTTGGTTCAAAGAAAAGCTGTTCAATTATTAAGAGGTCAACCTAAGAAAGATAGACTTACAAAGTTAGAAAAAGAAGAAGTAAAAGCAATAAAAGAAGGAAGGGAAGGACCTGCAACATTTGAAGCAAGAAAGATAGCAGAAGCAGAACAACCAACTGTTAAAAAAAGATTGCTTAGAGAAGAAATAAGATATAATGAATTTGAAACAGTTAGAACAAGAGAGAATTGGAGAGAAAGAAATTTAGACGATACAATAACGCTAGAAATTTTACAAGTAGGTAAAGGTCCAAAAGGTAAACAAAGACAAGCTGACATAGATAAATTTAAATCAGACCCTAGTAATCGTGGTATTCGTGGTCTTTCATATACTGTTCAAATGAAAGTGCAAGACTTTTTAAAAACTTATAGAAAAAGCTCAGACGATCCTGGTTCTTTAAAACTTAAAAGAGATGCTACTAATAAAATAAGATCAACAGAAAAAATTAATACACAAAAAGCTGATGAACTAAGAAAGCAACAAAAGGTAAGTGATGAAGAGTTTATAGCAAAAAAGAAAAAACTAAAAGAAGAAAACCCAGACTATACAAGAGATGAAATAGCAAGAAATTTAAGAAGACATTATGAAGCACCTAAAGATATTGAAAACCTAACTAAATCTTTAAAGGCTGACCCAAGATTTAAACAAGATATTGCAAATTTAGAATACGGAACAACATTAAGAAACATGATGGGTAAAAAACTATATGATAGATTCATTGATTTTGCAGCACCTGCTAAAGGAACATTAGACTCAGCAGTAAAAAGAAGAGCTTTTGATATATTAGAAAATTATCAATCAGGAGTAAGGATTAAAGTAAATAGTTATTTAAATCCTGGTGTAGGAATATTAGCCAAGTCAGGGTATTATAAAATAGAAGATTTAAAAGGTAAAAAAGCAGCAGACAAAGAAAAAGATTTATTAAGAAGGGTGTTAGAAAGTAATTTAGATGAGTCAAAAATTAAAGTTGGTAAGCCTTTTCAATTAGATGGAAAAACATTTAAGTTTGAAGTTATAAACCCAGCTAAAGTTAGAATTGCTTTTAATAAAGCATATAATGATGCAAGAAGAGCTGGAATAGAAGTTGAAAAGTTTGAGAAAAATTATGCACCTAGATATTATAAACCTGAAGTAATAAAAAAAATAAGAGGTGAATTAGATACAATAGCAAGACAATTACAAGGTCAAGGACATGAAATAACAGAATTTTTTGCAGGTAAACAAACTTCTTCTAAACATAGAAAAGAATTTAATGATTATTTAAAAGGATATTTAAACAAACAAGGTGTTTCAAAAGAGTTTAGGGCACAAATGTATAGATATGCAGAACAGTTTAGAAAAAAATCAAAAGTTAAGGGTAAAAAATTAGATATTTCTTCTCAAGATTTTGTTCAAGCTATTACAAAATTAAGGGAACAGGTTGGTTGGACAATATTTGATAGAAATAACAACTATTCTTTAACAAAGAAAAGACAATTAGATGTTCCAAAAGAGTATAGAGAAACAAATCCAGATGCAATATTTGGAAGATACTTCAATCAAGTTGCAAAATCAATAGCACATTTTGAAAATTTAGGAAAAGATGGTTCTAATTTAAAAGGCATTGGTGATGCATTAAATATATTAGCTAACAGCCCTAGAAGTAAAGTAACAGCTAAAGATTTTAATAACTTTGAACAAATAGTAAAGATGACAACAGGTGCAATTGAGTTTGATCCTAAATTTAATTGGGGTCAAGGCACTAAAAGTTTTTTACAAGATGTAACAAGTTTTCAGGTTGGTACAAAAATAGGTTTAGGTTTTGCAGTCATACCAAATTTATCTCAAGTAAGTATATCAGTAGCTTTAAAAACAGGGTATGGTCCAATACTTAATGGTGTTTATAAATATAAAACAAATAAAGAATATAAAAAATTTGTTGATAGTGTATCTTATAACTATAGAGATATATTAGAAGCAGCCCTTGGTGCAAATGTTGAAAAGGGTGGACTCATGGGAAAATTTGCAAACCAAACAACAGGTAGATTATTTGGTATTGTTCCAGGAAGGCTAGGAAAAGCATTATCTTTTAATAGAATTAATGAAATAAACTTTAAGATGTCATCAGTTGCAAGCTATGAATATTTACTGAAGCAACAAAACATTGCTCTTGGAAAAGGCATACTTGGTAAAAATCCATCGTTAAGAACAAAAGCAGTAAGAGAATTAAATAGAGCAGGCTTTAAAGACATTAGAACAAATTTAGATTTAAAAACTACTAATCAAAACACATACAGAAAGATGCAAGATTTTGCATTTAAATTTTCTAGAGATTATCAGTTGCAAAAAAATGTTTTAGCAGATCCTAAATTTGCAAATGACCCTAGGTTTAGACCTTTTTATTTATTTAAAAGATTTGGATATAGGCAAGCAGAACTTTTTACTAGGGTTTTGAGTGAGGAAAGAAATAATCCTGCATTGTATTTAAGATTAGCAGCATCAGGTGCTTTTGGTATAGGATTGATTATGCCTGCTAAAGAATTATTAAGTAGGTTTTTAGCAGGAGAAGAAATATATAATCCTGATTACAATTTGACTAATACTTTTGAATATTTAAAAGATGGTTCTTTTGTAGAAGGGGTTAGTCAATATGGATTGGATGATGTTTTAAAAGGAATGTCTCAAGTTGGTGCAGTAGGAACTATATCTGACATGTTAGCTTCAGAAAGTAAATTAGAAGCAATTGAGTTTGCAGTAAAGCCTGTGATATTTGCAGATCTAGATAAAGGTTATCAAGCAGTACAAAGATTTTTTTCAGATGTTGATGGTTATGGCATTGGGGGTGCAACAAGAAGAACACCAAAAAACTTAGCACCTATTTTTGGAACAGCAGTTAGAAGAGTAGCACAAAGATTTGCAACAGAGAAACAAGAAGAAGATTACATTAAATATAGAAAAGGATTGGTAAGAAGTCAAATTTTAGATGCATTATCAGTTGGAAATGACAAAACATCTACAAGATTGTTAAATGAATGGAATAGAGTTTATGGGTATCAAAATCCTATTATGTATGATGATGTTGATTATGATGATGTTGCAGAAAGAATTATTAGTAAACTTGAAAAAAGACAAAGACCTTAAGGGTGCTTATCGAATTCCTTTTATTTGCAATTCTAATAACTTTTGTTTTAGTTTTTTTGTGTAAGTAGCTCTTTCGGAGTTTGTCATATCTTTCCAACACTTTGGAAAAGCATCTGCTCTAGTATCATAACCAGAAGCTAAACCACAAAATACACTTTCAATAAGATCATTTTTATTTGTTTTGGGATTGTAAGTACTTTTTGTAGCAAAAGCACAAGTTTTATTAATTTTAGAACAAAAATCAAACATTAAAGAAAAAAAGTATGCCTAATATCAACGATACGAAGAGTTTAAAAAGTTTTTGATACAATGGTAGGCTATACAAATAAGTATCTATATAGCCTATCCTATGCATTAAAAAGGGAGGTCAACCTCTTCATTAGCTTTTTTTATAGCTGTTGGTGCTGGAGGTGTAGCAGCCATACCATTTGGGTTATACGGCTCACTTAAAATAATGTTAATCATCTCATTACCATTTTTATCTGTGTTTCTCCATCCTGCAGCATCATATGTTTCACCATTAATTTCAACTGACTTGTTTGTGAAGTCAGGGTTTATATCTTTGTCTTTATATTTGTTGTGAAACAATGCTATTCTTATCTTATCCATTTACATTCTCCTTTTATTAAGTTATTGGCAAGCAACGCTTGGAGTGGAAATAACAAAAACTCCAAGGGGGATCGTCACTTGCCTAAATCTTTAGAAACTTTTGCTAGAAATAAAAAAAGTTCAGCAGGTATAGATACCATTAAAGGTCCATTGTCTGCTCTAAAAAAAACACCTCCCTCTTCTTTTTCAGGCATTATCCATGCAGGTATTGTTTTTTTTCTTTTGCAGCCATAAAAATTTTCATCTATTTCTACATCACCTTGTTCGTGTTGTGCACCACCTCTGTCTCTGTTGTGTGCAACTAAATCATATTCTTTAGCTAGCTTTACTACTTGTCTTTGTAGCTCTGCTCCCCTTTGTCGGTTTCTTCTTCCCATCTGTACTCTCTTCGGGTCTTTTGCTTTCATTTTTTAATTCCTCTAATTTTTCTTTTACATACTTCTCAAGTTTTTCTGCATCACCATGCATCTGTATATACATTCCTAATGTATTTTTAATTTCTATATATAGTTTTTCTAGATATCTTACATAGTTATATGTATCTACAGAAAATTTTCCTAATTCTTTTATCGTTGGTTTTCGTTTATTTTTGACCATACATTTTGTGTCCTTTTAAATATTTCCAATCAATGATATAATATCTAAATCCATTATCATGGTATTGACCTGTTGCAAAATTATTTTTAAGTTTTATATCTCTATACAATTCTTCAAATGGTATTAAAATTGCAACTTGTTTATCAAAGTCATATGCATAGATTGTTAAAGGTAATACTTCAACCCACCATTCGTAAGTCTCTAAGTCATGCATCTTAAGTTTAAACTCTTCATTAAACCCTTTAACCTCTATGAACTTTGCTTCTTTACCTATGGCAATATAATCAGGCATGGATCTTAGCTTGGGTGGTATCTTTGCAAATAAATCTTTTGGAAATGCTTTATTTTTTTCATCAAAGCCTATTCTCTGATAATGAATGTTACTCATTTTAAAAAACTCTTCTGCTTTTACTTCGGCAGCATTAGCATTTTTATCATTTCTTTCATGATATCCTTTAAGTGCATCTTTTAATTTAATTTGCATATAGCTCTTCTAAAGTATAATCCCACATATTATCTTCAACAGTTTCTGCAATAATGTCTGTAAGAACTTTTCTTGGAGATTTTCCAAATAACATACCAGTCTGAGTGTTTATTATATTCAACAATTTTGAAGCAAACTTTATTTTATCAATATTATTTAATGACAATGACAATTCTACAAGCCCCTTTATTTGTTTTGTACCCTCTATTATACTATCATAATCATCAGATACAACCCTTTCTTTAAAAGGTGGAATTTCTAGTCGATATCCAGTATATGTATATTTAGTATCATCTTCCCCCCCATATACTGACTCATAATGTGATTCTTTATATTTTTCTAAATTATGCTCTATATTAAATTTTGTTAATAGATATGAAATTTGTTTAAATGTTGGAAGGCAAGCATATTTTCCTTGATTATAACGGCTCGCATAATCATCATCTGTTGCATCTTTAGATTTCAATATTATTCTATCTAGTATATTACATGCTTTTTTGTATTTTTTTTGGTTTCTTTTAGATGCTATCTTTACAGCCATTTTATTTGTTCTCCTTGTTTTTTATTAAAAGGTCTAAATATTTTCTTGCTTTGTATAAATCCTCTAAACCATTTTTATATTTATATCTTACAATGTATTTAATAATATTACCCTCACAAAAATCCATACCCCAACTTAAAATAAATTTAGTAACCTCTATTCCTTTGGTGTAATAATTAGGGTTTATTGCATCAAGAATTTTTTTAGTGCTACTCACACTTTTCACAAACAATTTCTCTTTCCTTTATAACTGTATTTATTTTAGGTTGCTCTAGATTAGGATGTATTTTATCAAGATTTTTATTTATATGATAATCTCTTGCTCCTTCTAAAATCCTATCATAATCTTTTATAAGGATATCAAGATCAGTAAGTTCATTGTTCTTATCATCTCTAGTAATTTTTAAACACGCTAATATTTTATTAGCTTCAGCATAACTTGATTTAATAGTTATGATACATTCATTTAAAGTATTACTCATTTGGTAAATCCTCACCTGCGTAAATGTATAATCCTAAACCAAACAATGCTATGTTCTTTGTAAGACATCTCATAGTAGAAGTGTTTATTTGAAAAGAATTTACTTCCATTAACGAAGCATTTCTATTATCTAAAACGGGATGTGTAAATGACCTTTTAATATCATTTACTTTTACCCAAGTTTGTACATAAAAACCTGAAGGTGTTTCCATATAAGGTCTTTTCTCTGTTATGACCACACCTTCTTTTTTATAGCTTTTTTCATATTCCTCATTGCCCCAAGTGGCATTAGGATATGCCTTAAGCAGTTCTTGGATAGCATAGGTCCAACTTAAATAATTAAACCTACCTTTTTTTTCTACATTCTTATTAACATTAATTTTAGATAATGTGTCAAAGACATTGTCTACTTTCTTTTTTAATTCAACCATTGTTATCTCCTTTTATTATGGTTTAAATGGTGCTTTGCAGCAACCACTTTCTTTGCTCGTTTCGTATTCGTATCTAAAATAATAGTCTTTCTCACACTTAGAACAATGTGCTAAGATCCTACCATTTATGACTTTGAAGTGTTGTTCTTCTTCTAGGTCTTCTTTATCCATCTTCCCCTCTATGCTTGGAAAATCAGACTTTCCCCTTCTGTGACCTATCTTTTGGTGCTTGTTAAAATTAATAAATTGTATGACTAGATTTTCTTTCCATTCAATAATTCCTTGTGTCTGTAAAGCATTTAAATTTAATCTTGCTTTTTCAACATCAAAATTTTTATAGCCAGGAAATATTTGTAAATGAAGTTCATGTAAATTTCCATTAATTCTACCATGGTCATCTGTAAAAGGTAGCAACCTCATAAACAACCATTGCTGTGCCATGGTTAATTTATTAAAGTTTATATCGTGTGCTATTACTCTACTTAAAATTCTTCCTCTTGCCATCTGTGTATCCCTCTCCACAATGTTGGTAATAATTGCAATAATTACATTCCCATTTTTCCCTAGGCGAAACCCCTAGTTGTATCTCGGGTTCATAATTTACTTTCTCTTTTACACTTAACCAATAACTTTGGGCTTGGTGTATGTAATTTTTATCTACCTCTATCTCATGCATCTCAGATGTGTCTTTGTTATAATACAATAAAGACATCTTTGATAGTTCTTTGCCACTTTCTCTTTCATACCAATAGGCATATGTAGATAATTGCAAATAATAGTTTATAGGCTCATTAAATCTATTTAAACCTTCACTAATTATTTTAAATTTTTTATTATTACAAGTTTTAATATCATATAATTCATTGTCCGATACAACCAATAAATCTAAAAACCCTCTTACATTCCAATCATCTATTTGAATTTCTTTTTCTATGTAAACCTTTTTTTTAGTATCTTTTGAGTCAAGCAATACTGCTTTTTGAATATCATCATGCACTAAATTACCCAATCTAAACAAACGCATTGTATCTTTAGGAAAAGATGGTTCAGGTACTTTTTCTACATGACGATAGTATTGTTTTCTAATACAACTTCCTGAAGAACTTGCATGAAACCAATTTTCTTTTCCTTTATATCTTTCTTTGGTGTTGTCTTGGTTTAATGAGTCTATATATTTATCATATATATTTACAATATTCATTATTTTTTCTTAATTGTTTTTTTTGCTTTTTTTGGTTTTTTTGTTTCTATCGTGTGTTCTTCGTATGCCTTGTCAGTTAGTAGTTTTTTTATCTCTTCTCCATGTTCTTCAGTTCTTTTATACAGTTCAAATATTTTATCCCAAATATCTTTAACATCATCATTTAAACTATCTAACTTTTTTTCAACTTCATTAACAAAGCTCATAATATCTCCTTACTTGCGAGGTAGGGTTTAAAAAAAAAGAGAGAGTTAATTCGAACAGGTTAATATAAGAATAAATAACATCTGTAGAAGATGTTAGTGGTAACTCTCTCTTTAAATCTTTAATTATTCCTTTAACCATGTGTATAATATAATGCTTTTGTAATTTGAAACCAATTATTATTTTCTTTTAAATATACTTTTGGGTAGATAAAATATCCTTCAGGGGACATTAAATTAAAGCTTGAACCTTTCATATTTAATGTTTTAAATAAAATACCTACCCAAATGTTTTTATTTATAAAGGTGCTTACCTACAAACACCCACCAACCGTTTTTATGTTCTTTTTTTATTTCTTTAATTTCTTGTTTTGATTTTTCATCAAAAGGAAAACCTATAGGTGGCTTCCAACTTTTTCTTTGAAAGTAATAACCTTTTCTATACTTACTTTTATCTTGAGGTATTATTGTATGGTTGGTATTAATTTCCTTCCACTTCATTTTATTTCCTCTCTTCGTACTTGTGTCTGTTAAGTTCTTCTTGTGTAGATTCTGCCCAATTTTTATAATTGCTTATCTCTTTATTCTTTTTATCTAATATTGCAAATGAAACAATTGTTTGTATCATCCAAAATAAAAATGCTATAATTACATATGTACTCATTGTTAATACTCCTTATTTAATATATTTGATTTAAATTCTTTAAACTGATTTCCCCAATCGTTTGTTTCTTCTGAATTATCATGTCTTGGTGCGACATTATCTCTTAAGCATTTGTCACACATCCCTTTTTCATTTTGATTGTTATTGTTATTTAAAACAACAAAACATTCTGCACATCTAGACTCCATTGTTATTTCCTTTTCTTTTTATTATAATAAATCTTCAGGCATTTTTCTTCTTACAAATTTTTTATCTTTAGTTAATTTAAAACCAGTTGAATATCTAATTCCTTTTTTCAGTCTAAAATGTTTTAATCTTTGTGAATCACTATCATCCCAAATATTTCTCATACAGATTGTATCTTTAAAAAATAAATTTTTATTTTTCATGTATGTAAAACAGTCCTGTCTTTCATCTAGAGCCATTGTTATTTCCTTTTCTTTTAATCAAAAAAACCATCTTTTTTTATTTTTTCTAGTTTTAATTTTTCTAATCGTTTGTTGGCAATACCATCTTTTTTTATTTTTCCATTATCTAGTAATCTTTGATAAAAATCAATCATTTGTTTTAAACCCATATATTTGTCTGCATTTTTTATTTTAAGGTCTACATATTTATGATTATCTATATCACTATTTTCAAAATTGCTTTCTTTCATTATTTCTCCTTTTTATATAATTGTGTTACCACCCATTCAACTACATTTGTAGTTACTGCATTCCCCATACATTTATATCTTTGGGTGTCGGACAACCCTTCTGTCCAATTATCGGGGAAACCTTGCAATCTTTCACATTCGATTGGTGTCAATCTTCTAATTTGAGTTTTGCCTTGTCGTATTTTATATAAACCTGTTTTACCACCTTGTCCACCACCTAATGCTTTTATGGATACACTAGCACCACTTGTAGAGTAAACTCTTTGTCCTTGTCCTATATTTTTAGTGAGTTCTTTTGGTTCTAGTATATATTGTTCTCCCATTGCGTGAACACCTCTTTTATAATTAGAGGTTATCGTTGATGAAACTTGGCTGCTCCTTTCCCTCTCCTTTTATCTGCTCGTTTCAGATACTCCATTCCCTTCTCTGAAAGAAAATACTTTTGGTCGACTTTGTCCTCTAAGATGTCCGACAATATACATTCTTTCCCTACTCTGTGGGACTCCGTAGTTCTTACTATTGAGCAATTCCCATTCAACGATATACCCCAAGTCGGAGAGAATCCCAAGTATTGTCTCGAAAGTTTTTCCTTTGTTGTGAGAAAGTAAACCTTTAACATTTTCGAGTATAAAATTCCTTGGTTTTTTGTGGGCAAGAATCCTTGCGACATCAAAAAAGAGAGTCCCTCTTGCTTCGTCAAATCCTTTCCTTTTTCCTGCCATTGAGAAAGATTGGCAAGGAAATCCTCCAACGAGGATGTCGAAGTTTGGTAATTTAGTTTCATTGATCTTTGTTGCGTCTCCATAATTCTTTATTCCTTTAAATTTAGTTTCTAAAATCTGTGATGCATATTTATCTATTTCACAAAATCCAACTACTTGCGTCTGTAAATTGGCTTGTTGAAATCCTAATTCAAAACCACCTACACCACTAAACATTGAGAATATTTTTATCATTTGAGTTCTCCTATATTAACCTTTTAATATATTAAAAAAGAAAACCCATAAATACAAGTGCTAATTTATGGGTATCTCTTTTACCGATTTTATTTTTTAAAAAGGTCAATCATTTGTGTATTGCCAATTTTGTAAGTTTTACCACTTTTTACAACATCTTGCATTATAAATGGGTATTTTTTATTTTGGCTTTTATATCCAACCAACCTATACTTTCCATTTTTTGACTCAAGTTGAATTTCATCTCTTTTAACATTAAAAAGGAAGTGGGAACCAGAATTGTTTAAAACATCTTCTAAGTCATCTTTTTCCTTTTGCAATAATACCTCTTCTTTAGATTTACCACCTATAACATTTACCTCTAATTTATAAGTTGCAATGTCATCATTATAAGTACATTTACCTACATTTACATCTATATTATTTTGCTTTAAGATTTCATTATCTTTCAATATTGTATCTAAAACAACCCTTATTTGCTTTGCAGATTGTAGATTCATTTCAGTTATTTTCATTGTTATCTCCTTCTATTTTAATTAATTCTGTTTCACAATGACCCCAATCATAATCCTCATTATCAAAAGAAAAATATTCTTTATATTCTTCATCATCGTATTCGATTTCAACATCTCCAATATCATAATCATTTTCTTTATGTTGGCATAATAAATCAAAAAATTGTTTACTTGCTTTTGTTCCATTATTAAACAAATAAAGATTTTCATTGTCTATGTAATCACAATCTTGATTACCTTTAATAACGCAATGAACTTGATTATTAACCACATCATTTAACTCATAAGTTTGAATTGATACAAGACAAGTAGGACTTTCATCGTAATCGTATTTGAATTCAACCTCTTCTATTTCAGTATGTTCAGTTCCTTTGTGTACTATATATTCTTTATCTTCTTCATACTCTTTAATAAAAGCATCATATTCTTTTTGACATTGTTCGATTGTTTCAAACAATCTTACATTTATTTCTATTCCATATCTTACAAGTGTTGTTAAAGCATATATTTTCATTGTTATCTCCTTATTTATTTACTTGCGTACTTGCGTACT